TAATATATTCTGGGTTTATATATTCAATACTTGGATATTCAACCGGTTTTTTTTCATTTGATTCTTTATTTAAAATTTGATATTTTTTGATATCAATATTTACTTTAACTTCTGGCATTTATTATAGCATAGAAAAAAATATCCGGAATTGGGACAAACCTTCATTTTTATTTTTTCTTTTTTATTAAATATAAAAATTAATCCAAAATGGCACTCAATATTAGAGGTTTATGCCAATTTAGATTATTCCATATCAATACGTGTAGAAATTAAAAGCAATTATCAAAGTATCCTTGTTGTCCATAATATACCGGTGTATTTTGTTGTAAAGCATTATTGAGTTGTTGTTTTACTTTATCCTCTTCTTGTTGGACAGCTTGTTCTTCTTTCTTCTTAGATTTCCTTTGTTTTCTTAATGCTTCATATTTCATTAAACCATCTAATACAGCTTTCTCAACGTCAACTGTTGGTTGGGGGGGTGGTGTAAATTTGCCAGTACCTTTTTCTCCATCTGCTCCATCGTTTACATATTTCTGTAAATCTGCTTTTTTCTTTTGTTTGGCTTGTTTTTCCAATTCTTTCATCTCTTTCTTTTCCCTCGCATTCTTTCTTCTAGTTTCTAATGCTTTCTCCCTAGCTTGTTTTAACTTCTCTTTATGAGCATCACTCATAGGTGGTCTCTTCTTCCTTTCTTTTTTAGGTTTAGGAGTTTCTGGTATATCATCCGGTATATCAAATATTTCCTTTTTAGATAATCTTGCCTTGGGTTCTTCTATAACTAATTCCGCATTTAATCTTTCTTGTTCATCATAAACAAAATTTGGATTGTCTTCACCGGTTTCTTCATCAACATTTTCTTCAACCGGTTGTTGTTCTTCTACAATTTCTTCTTCATAATCTTCAACTATTGGCATTTTGTCCATTTTATATATTAATAGATTATTATAATTTTCTATTAATTTGTTAAAAAAGTTTAAATAAATTAAAAAATAGTTTTATTAAAAGCTAAATACTCCTTCATCCTTTTCTTTTGCCAAGAACTTACTTTGTCTCCCACCGGTTTGGTTTTCTCTAAAATGTAATATGATAATCGTTTGTCCTTTAAGGTCAGTGGCAAGTATCTCACCTACATTACATATTGTTAAATCAAACTCATTAATTGTAATTGGTCTTGGGTTATTAAGTTTTACATAGACTCTCTCGTGTGGTTCAAAATATAATCCATCACCGTGTGACCTATTTGAAGAATCAAATCTTGGGATATGATATAAAATTTTACTTGGTCTTTCAACAGCACCATTAAGAATCTTTTGTGTGAAATTATCTAATCTAATAAATAATGATGAATCACTCATTAATTCCGGTACGTGTAAACTATCATACATCCAACCGTGTGTGGTATCAAATGCTCCACCAACTGCTGATGGCTGTAATATTCTTACATCTGTGAATCCAAATAGTTCATCAACATTACTATCCTTTGCCTCTACATAATATTCATCTGCGTCTGGTGTTAACGTTAATGCCCAACAAAATCCATTCATTTGTCGGTTAGTAGTAGAAGCTAGTTGAGTATACAATGTTTTTGGCTCTCTCCAAGGATTAGAAAACTTCTCCCTAGTATCTACCTCAGCACAATTATCTTGACTTTCAAGTCCAGAACCATTCCTTGTATCAAGAACAGACCTTGCCCACCAATCATTTCTTGGGGCAAAATATTCGTGGTCAGTCGCATCCCTACCACTGTAACCGGTTATTTGTAATTTTCCATTTTCATCTGGTGACCCACCTTTTCCAGACCTATCTATCTTTTGGTCACTGATGTATACTTGGGGATACATCATCCATTGTGTTTGTTTAATAGGAGGTGGTATATTTTCATTATTACTCCCATCCGTTTTCCAGTAGTTTCCTCCGTCCATTTGATAACCACAAAATAATACCCATCCACTATCACTTAATGGATTGGCACTGGTTGATAAAACACCAGTGTGATAATAGAAAAGGACTTGTTCACCATCAATCCTAATCATCAATTGATTAATACCTAATGTATTATTGTCTATATCATATTGTTCACTAAATTTACTTGTTCCCATATAACTATCTGTCCAATCCCAATATTTAATTTGTTTCATTACTGTCTTACCAGCCCAATCATCATCATCACCATTACTACAAGCACATACAACCTTCAATCTACGGAGTGAATTAATGTTTGAACCCTCTGGCTCAATTCTAAATCCAAAATCAAAATATTGTATAGAACCTTCATCATCGGGGGATAAAATACCACCATCAACACCATCTAAATCATCCGGTTGAAAGTAATCTGGTTGGATGTCATTTTCTGGCATATCTGTTGGGCTTCTATCAAAGGCACGACATAATCCCATAGCACAATTACATTCAGTTGTATCTTCTTGGGCAGATTCATCTGTTTGGATACCAGCAAGGTCAAAGCGGATATGTCCTTTATAATGTGATATAGGTAAATCTGTTATTTGTCCAATATTATCAAATTTGGGTTGGGAAGCAATTGTTGGAGCTATAAAAGTTTGTGAGGGTGCGTCATAGGTTAATGATGCGTCTTCATCTTTATATAATTTGGTATAATTAATTAATTTATCTTTGGTATCAAGTCCCAATGCTGAGGCATAATTTGTTTGGCGTATACTGAATCCATCCCAAGCTTGTGTTACTCCACTTCCATATTCTAATTTTGTAATTGGTGTTTTATCATCATCAACAACTTTATACATAACATCTGGGTGAGGGAAACCTCTTCTCTGTTGAGTTGTAATTCTTTCCGCAACTTCTGTAATGGGTAAATTTGATATCTCACCGGGGTTTGCCAATTGACATACAATAGGATAACCGGTTGTATCCTTGGAGGTTCTCCCATCATCAAGATTTTCTAAATTAATATTATACATTTGGTACCATTTATCACCATCTCTTACAGTTGCTGTTTCATCTCTTGAAAACTTTACAGATTGAACTGCGACCTCACTGTCTTCTGGTATAGTTATGGTTTCCTTCAAGTAGTTCCTATATTGATAGGGTTTTTGCGATACTCCATCTTCATCAACACCGGTTTGTCTATCTATTTCATTTGCTGTTACAACTAATGCCATCCTTTTTTATAATAATTATTATATTATTTTTTTGTAACTAAAATTATAAAATGGGAAGAATGTTAACAATGAAAGATGAGAGAGTTCAGCAAAAATGGAAAAATCATCCGGATTATAAAGTTGGTGACCCAAAGTTAGTGGGTAAGGCAAATGCTAAATTACTCAAAAATATATTTGTTCAAGTTGAGAAAGAATTAAAAGAACAAAAACCGGTTGAAGAACCAAAAGAATCTTGAACTTTTTGAACCAAATAATTCTAAATTTTAATATTAATATTAATATAAAAAGAGATGTCAAACAGATATTTAGAGATTCCAGTTTCCAATAAAACAAGTGATGGTAAAATGAGTTTCCACAATGGTGTAGCCAATCTTATCTTCCAGCTCCCAGCAATTAATTCTACCCTTATTCCTAATTCTGTAAGAATCCAAGGAAGTGTTAAATATTATATGGACGATGCCAAAACTGTTGCCAGTGGTGTCCTCACCAGTGATGAACGCCTTGGTGTATATTCTACATTCCAGTCCCTTACCACCCGGTCAATTAAGCACCAGCAGACCATAGAAAATATCCGCCACTATGGACACTTCCTTGCTAACTTCTTACCCAATGCCACCAGTACAGATGATGCTATTACTCACTGGTCGCAGTCAGCCCTTCAAGAACCAAATTTTAAATTGTTTCAAGATTCTGTTGTCCACAACGATGCCACCGTAGGTAGTGAGTTCTGCCTCCCACTCCCTTGTGGTCTCTTTAACGGAACACAAGATATTCCATTAAGTCAAAATATGTTGGGTGGATTAGAAATTGTTTTAGCCCTCGCAAGTGACTCACAAGCCCTCTTCTCATCTACCGGTAAAACTGATACTATTGGAACAGCGTGGTATGAGTTTGATGATTTAAAGATTGTTTGTGAAGTCCGTGATTATCAACCGGATGAATTATCTAGATTGATGAAGAAATCATCTTCTGGTTTCACCTACCAGACCATATCTAGTTATTATGATACCATCAACTCCACTTCTGCTAATGTTGTATTCAATCTTGGTTTAAGTAAAGTCCGTTCGGTATTCGCATCCTTCATTCCATCAAATTTCCTTAATAATTATGGTGAAAATGGATATGCTACATTATATCCAAGTAATGCTGATGGTTCTATCGCAAATGTACGTAAATTAATGTGGACAAAGGGAGGTGCTTTATATCCTAAACAGTTTGAAGTTAATACTAATGTCCGTGACAGTCCTAATACTGTCTTGGTAGACCCGGTTGTAATTAAGGATTACATTTCTGCCATTGCTGATTTCAGTGGTAATGATTCTCTCCAAGTTGGTGATGTAACTACTAACAGAGATGTAATTTTTGTCAATGAAACTGATGCTGGTGACCCAGCCAGTTCTAAAAATCAAGTGAATTACACCAAAGTTCCCAATGGTGGATATGCCTATGGTCTAGGAATTAAATATGATTCCCTTGGTGGAAGTGGTATTGCTTTTGACAATCTTGGTTCACAGTTTGGTATGAATCTTGATTTAGATTTAACTACCAACTCACCCAACTCCGTTTTCCTTTTTGTCAATAGTGAAGTGAATGTTGTCTTTAACCAGAATGGATTACAAGTTATCCAGTAAATTTTAATTTTTCCTTTTTTGATGTTTTTCTTGAAGATATTATTATATATTAATAATAATATAAATAATGAGCGATGATGTTACTACTGACCCAATGGTACCAGAACAACCAAAAGGCGTTGACCGTTCCGCCCAACCAGATTTAATAAATTTAAAGGCTATTCCAACTTCTACTGCCCAAGAGGTAGAAACCGATGTTTTAAGACCGGTTGTATTTTCAAATGACAATTCATTTTGCCGTTTTGAACTAGAACCCAAGGGATTCCTTTCCCCAACTTCATCTATTTCACTTGGCGTAACAGCACCCGGGGGTATCAAACGTGCCCAGTTCCCCATTAATATTGGTGTTCATTCCTTAATCCAGAGAGCAGTTCTCAAAACTTCATCTGGACGTGTCATCTGTGATATGGATGATTTTTCATATTTTGATACTCTCAAATCAACGTTCATTGACAATACAACCCAGCAAGAAAGAGACCAGTATGTATGTGGTAGATGTGTAAATTGGGATGGATTCTATACACTACCAACTGATGCCACCAAACTCTATGAGTTCAATACAGAAGCCAGTAAGATGGTTCTTCAAAATGGTAAGGAATATGGTGGTGAGAAAGTTGATAGCAATGGTGATTACAGTGAAGGTTTAACGCCTCGCAATTTCACCGTAGTCTCTGCGGAAGCTGAAAGAAGTGGATTAAGCCCCACGTTCTCTGTTAGAATCTATGAGCTTTTCCCATTCCTTAAATCGGGTAATCAGTTACCTTTATTTATGATGGGTAGTGACCGTGTCCAGATTGAATTATATTTCACCGATATAGCCTCTACTGACAGAATGGTTCTCTCCAAGGAGGATGAAGCCTCTACTGGTGCTTCATTCACTATTGACCAGAATACTTGTGAGTTCATTAGTGACCACATCTTCTACCAGGGTCATATGGAGGCTTGGGCATCAAGGAACAAGAACCTAACCTTCCAGTACTTTGATTATGTTGTCAATCGCCAGTTGATTACATCGGCTGATGATGGCACTGATAACTCTACACAGATTACAAGACAGATTGGTGGTGCTGGTAGAATTGTAACACGTGCCTATGCTGGATTTAGACCCAAGACGGTTACCGGTATTGATGATAGGGCTATATTTAATACTTTCCAAGCAAGAGGTATGGAGAAAGATGGAGCAAAAGATAATGTTGGTGAATTAGAATCAAATTTGTTTTACAATGAGTTCTATTTATACCCCATCAATGTTAAGAATGGTGCTAGACATTATCACAATTTAAGAGATGCTGAAAAGAAACAGCTGTATGTTCCACGTGAATTATATTCAAATGGTGGACGATTACTACCTGCTACTGGGGATGGTGCTACTGTTCATTATGATGGAAGAACCCAAGACCAAATGAAAGCGTCACAGTTTTGGCAAGGATGGAGGCTCAACCGTGGAGAGCGTGTAGGAAGTAAAGGTATTGAAATTACAATGAACACCCAAGATGGTGAACGCACCAGAGGTGGACTCGCAGATGGCACATATATTCTCACATCGTGGACGGAACAGCTACGTTACGCTACAATGAAGGATGGACAGTTAGAAGTTTTCTGGTCATAAACAAAAATGGCACAAACCTTTTTTTTATCATTTTTTAATCAATCTAAATTGGCACATTATATAAATGGTTTTTGCCAATTTAGATTTATTCTCAAAAATAAAATATAACATTATATATAAATGAATCTTCAAGAAAGAGTTGATAATTACCATACTACATTTCCTTATTATTCAAAATTAATTATTAATAGAGATTGTATTGAAGGTATATGGGTAATGGGTAATAATTACCAAACCAAATCAAATTTGTATGGTGCTTATCCATATGGATATTTAGACCGCATATATTCATTATTCCCATTAGTACCAAAAAAAACATTACATTTATTTAGTGGCTCATTACCGGATAGTGAAGATTATGATAAAGTAGATTATAATACCGGTTTAGATGCTGAAAGTTTTAGTGAAATAATACCTCATAATACATATGAATTAATATTGGCAGACCCTCCATATTCAATTGAAGATTGTGACCATTATGGTTGTTGTATGGTAAAAAGAAATAAAGTTTTTAATGAATGTTATAATGTATTAAAGGAGGATGGTATATTGATATGGTTAGACCAAGTATTACCTCAATATAAAAAATCAAATTTTAAAATCATTGGGAGAATCGGGATGGTGAAATCTACCAATCACCGTTTTAGAGTTATTACAATTTTCCAAAAAAATAATCTAAGCTTATAATAAATGCCAACAGAAAACATCAGCGAAATTATTTCAAAAGCCAGACCCAATGCCAAAGAATCCACTATTAAAATGTATACAGCAAATCTCAATAAATTGATGAAGATTTTTGAAACCGATAATTTAAAGTTCTTAAACAATGTAAAAAATGTTAAAGAAAAATTAGACGATAAACACTACACAACTCAAAGAAATTATTTCAATTCTATTATAGTATATTTAATGTCAAAGGGGGTAGACAAGAAAGTCGTAGAACAATACAATGAAATCCGGGATGAATTAAATGCTAAATACCTAGAACATCAACAATCCGGTGTAATCAGCGACAAGCAGAAGAATAATTTTATATCATTGGAAGAATTGAAGGGAATGATTAGTACTATTAAAAATGATTTAAATTTGCCAAAACTAAAAAAGAAGGATAAATTATCAGCCCAAGAATATAAATTATTACAAGCTTATGTTATACTGGAAATACTTGTAAGAATCCCAATGCGTAATGATTTAAGTAACCTCATCAAGATATCAAAAAAAGAATACAATAAATTGACAGAGAAAGAGAAAGAAGAAAATAATTATTTGGTCATTGAGAAGACGGCAATGAAGTTTATAATGAATGATTACAAGACCAGTAAGAAGTATAAGGAGAAAATTATTAATATACCAAAAGACCTTGAAAAGATAATTAGAATGTATATTAGAAAGAACGGAACAAGTAATGTATTATTTCCTCTATCAAGAAATGCGTTATCACAATTATTGATAAAGACATCAAAAAAATATTTAGATAAAAGTATCAGCACTACAATGATACGTAAAATTGTTGCTAGTGATTTATTAAGTGATGTAACAGAAAAAGAAAAGAAATTAGAAAATCAAATGGGAACAGATATAGATACTATAAAATCGGTATATGTGAAAAAAGAGGCTTAATATGTTCAATATTTACTTTACATAACATTTTCCATTCATCTTGTCCTCTGTCCATCCTGCCACCCATTCCTTTAAACCATTCATCTTCATTAAGTTCCCAGTAATAGAATCTTTCTTCACCCCATTGATTTCCAAATTTACCAATACATCTCCATATGAAAAAACATCTACCACCTTCATTATTCTTAATAAAATCAATACCTTCTTTAATTTTTCCTAATTCAAACTGTAAATCTGGATAATCACCAAAATCACATCTTCTAGTTTTCAATTCAATTTTCCAAGGATACTTCTTTGACCTATAATCATATTTAGCCCATTTCTGTCCAAGGTCTTTTCCAGTGTTCCATAGCTCACCAAATATTTTTTCAAGTGATGGTGTAGCACTATCTTCACTTTTTATTCCTAATTCTAAATCTTTTAAATATTGTGGGTTCATATACTTATAGATAGAAAAAAATATCTCTAATCAAACTTAATTACAAATTTGCCGTGAGAAATATGGCATTTCATTATACAATGTTTTTTTTGTAATGATTTTTTTACATCCAAGTCGTGTTGTATATGTGGTGAAATCACTGGCTTAACATTATATAATTTTTTTGGGTCATTCATTAATTTTCTTAAAGTTTTCCTTACAATTGGAACATCACCATAGGGTGATATTTTATCAGCATCATTATATAAATGTTGTATATCGGTATATACTGATTGTGGTAAACTAAAACCTAATTCACAATATTGATTTATTTTTTTAGCAATTAAAATATGTCTATCTCTTTCTTTAACAGAGAATGGTTTTCTTGGGTTAGGTTCTTTAAGAAATTGTCTTAATTCTAAAATATTCTTTACTAAATATTTATTATCTGGTGGACAATATAGATATTCCATCTTCACTAATATGTCCCATAATGTATTAGCAACCACTGATTTTGTATGTTGTTCACCAACTCCAATTAAAATTTGGAAGTCATCAATAATCCTTAACAAATCTTTTTTACTAAATGTTTTATGAATAATTGTATTATTCTTTGGCATATTTATATTATATACAATATTTTAATTATGAAAAAAATCCGGTTCAGCCGATTCATTACAATAAGATTATATGAATGTAATACAATAACAAGGAAGACACCCAAATTTAGAAAGAGAATTAAAAAACAATATTCTTTTTTATGTTGTGCTTATAAAAAATATAATATATACTCTTAATATAAATAATGCCATACAAAACCGGAGAGTTGAAAGGTCAATTGACAACAGCTGAATTACGTAAACTGGTGAGGGCTCACAATAAGTTATATACAATTAAAATACCACCTAAGGCTACACAACCAGATATAATTAAATTAATTAATAAAGCTGGATACAATGTGAATCATAAAAAACAGATGTTAACACTTGGGATGAAAAATCTTAAACCAAGAATCACAATGGATGACGCACCAAAACCTGCTGTAAAGACAGAAGCACAAAAAAAAGAGATGGAGAAAAAGAGGAAAGAAAAATTACAAAAACAAAATTTGGAAAAAGAAAAAGAACGGAAACTTGCCAAGAAGGAAGGTGTAAAAGAGTTCAAGGCTGGATTGAAGAAGGCAAAGAAAGAACAGCCCAAACCCAAACAAGTACCAAAACCTAAACCTAAACCTAAACCTATGAAAAAAGAAGATGAGGTTAGAGGTAAGGAGAAGGTTGGAAAACCAAGGTTTGACCCAAAAAATGTGAAGGTTGTTGGTGTTAAGAAACCTAAAAAATTAGAATCTACTGATATTGGTGATATTACAAAAGCATATGGTGGAAAGAAGGAAGTAAAGAAAGAACAGAAGAAGGTTAAGTATGGTGATATAACTAGTGATATAGCTGGGATGTATGGTAAGAAAAAAGGTAATTATGTTGAAGTTAGTGACTTGAAGACTGGTGCTTTATTATCTAAAAAACAAATAGGTGAGGTGAATGATACAACTGTGAAAGAAATATATGATAATCTTGTAGCCAATGCTTCACCTATATTCTTTCCTTGGACATCTGTTTATCATTCATCACTATTAATGTATGCTTATATATTATCATTAAATGAGAATGATTGTGCTCCAAGTTTAGAGACATTAAGAGATGTAAAACAAGGTGTAACACAAGCAAAGACTGGGGGGTTTGGAAAAAAGAAGGGTGATGCTATATTTGACCCGGTAGAGAATCTTAAAAGGAATGCGAAAGAAATAGCCAATGATATCATACGTTGTATGAAAGCTGGTAAGGTATTATGTCTTCCTATATCAATTGATTCCAGTGATGGTGATGGAACACACGCAAATATGTTGATATTTAATTATCATTTAAAAACAGCTGAACATTTTGAACCACACGGTGACCAATTCTCTGGTTCTGGCAAATTTGTTAATAACAAATGGGTAAAGGATAAAGTTAGAGGGATTAATCTAAAACCGGGTGTTGAATTAATAAATAAATATCTTCAACAATATGATGAAGGGAAAGAATTAAAATTTAAATATTTATCACCAGCAGATGTATGCCCAATTACACCAAAGAAGTTCAATGGATTCCAATTGGATAGACAGATAAAAACTCCATTAAGGTATTATAATATTGTAGATAATTTGGTAGATACTAATAATATATGGGGTTCTAGTCCATCAAAGGAAATGTCAAGACAATTTAAAGGAACAATTATTACAGAGATAGGTGGATATTGTGCGATGTGGTCATTATTCTTTCTGGATACAAGATTAAAAACCTTAAAGAAACCAGTGAAAGAAGTTACCACTGAATTACAAGACTTATTTGGAGAGAAGGCAAAAGGGATACAAGGTGGCAAAGAGTTTATTTTCTTAATGCGTGGTATGTCAGCATTAGCTTGGTCAATAAATTTGGAACTTGTAAAGAGAGGTATATTAACTGAACAAGAATTGATAATAGGTTTGAATAATGATGGTAAGGTATATGAAGGAATGGTAGCAGATTCCAAGGATGCTCCTAAAATGAGAAGGACAATTAGGGACGCAAGGAATAAGTTTGGTAAAGAGAATTATAAATTAATAATGGAAAAGTGGAAGAAGTTTACAGTAGGTAGAGATTCAAAAACATTTAAAAAATTACCTGCTAAATTACCATCAACTAAATTACTCGGTAAAATTGTTCCTAGTGTTATAGAATTAAATGAAAAGTTAATTAAAAAAAGAAAAGAAGGAATAGAAAAAGGAAAAGATGATTATCTGTTACCGGATTCGTTGCCATATCTTGTATCACAATTTAAAATTTGGTTTTCACAAGCCATCAACTATCCACCGGATAAAGCCACAGTGGAAGGAAGATTGGATGCCATTAAAAAGAGATATACAAAAATAGGTAATAGACAACTGGATTATTTCGGTGATGAGGTTGATATATATAATGATGAAGGTTTATATGAAGCCATAGTTGATAGTAATATAGTTAATCAATGGGCATTTGAGGAAGGTGAAAGCGATTGGTTGGATGCTCTCCCATTAAATGACTATAACTTAATCAAGGAGGTTATATGGGCATCAACTGTTAATAAAACATCTGGGTTAAAAGCTGATGCGAAGACCTCCGGTGATTGGACATTAGAGGAGTGGAAGGATAGATATAACCGTCTTAATATACTTGGAAACAACGGTCAATTTATAATACCTTTTGAGGATGGACAGTTTAAATTAGATGGTGAACTATAATAAATATATATTCTATATTATAATGAGTGATTTGGATTTTAAGAATGTTATTGAAATACAATTGATTAATGATATCATAGAAAAAAGTAATCACCCAATTAAAAATGATTTAATATCATTTATGAATGCTCTGGGTGAACTTGTAAATATTAGAAGATTGGCAACGGAAAATTTGGAGGCTTCCACTGATGAAGATTATGTACCTTCAACAGAAGAAGAAACAGATGAAGAATGGGAACACTAGTAATCAAAATATTTAATGGTATGAAGTAATGTATACTCTTTATGTTCCTTACGATTTAGTTTCTTATTTAAAAATATATAATGTTTTAAATGTTCAATAACATTATTATAATCTCTTTTAAATTTGGTTTGTAGCATACTATATTTATAGTCTAGAAAAATAATATTATTTATATCGTCTGGCAACTTTAATGATTTTATCAATAAGATATTTTTATACATTGTATATTAATATAATGAAAGAAAAAAAATTATATAAACCATTTGTAAGTAACGCAAAAAATAAAAAGTATTCTGTATATGTGAAAGGTCAAAATGGTAAACCAAGATTAATTCATTTTGGTGATAAGAGGTATGGACAATATAAAGATAAACTTGGACATTACAAATCACTAGACCATAAAGACAAACAAAGAAGAATTAATTATTATAATAGACACGGTATAGCTAGGTCAAAAGATACAGCCAAGTATTGGTCACATAAAATATTATGGTAATCAATAATGGGTGAAACCATTTCTTACATTAATCTAAATTGGCATATTATATAAAAGGTTTGTGCCATTATTGATTAATCTAACATTATTTCATTAAAATAGCTTAAATTTGCTCTAAATCTAATGTTTTACCCCCTAAATAGTTAGATTTATGGTCTATTATGGTCTCTGTGGAAATAAAATTATAATTTTATTGTGTATATGGCATATAAATAGATTAAAATAGCTCTAAAATGGTCATATTTGATGTTTTTTACCACATTATATTAGATTTATAACCCTTTTTCCTTATATACCCCTTATAATTAATTAATACGTCATAAAATCGTTGATGTTTCTAATAATTTCATTACCATAAGACACCATAATAATTTACCCACTATTTTTTATTTCTTTTTTAATCTATTTTTCTGTGTGCCTAATATTTCATCAATGATTCCATTGTCCAAAGTTTTATCACGTGATATTTTATATATCACACAAGACCCAGCATTTAAATTTGCTAATGTTCCATCTGGGTCGTGAATAGATGTAGTAACAGATGAAATGGTTTGGTCTTGTGTGATTGTGAATTGTAATTCACTACTGGCAAAATAGAAATCACCATCACCATTCTCTTTATTGATTACAGCTATCACAGGTAACCTATCACCAGAATCTTCACCACCTAAATATTTATTATTCTCTTGTAATATCAAATCACTACGTATAGAATAGTAAGCTCTCAACATTGTTCTAGGTAATTCTTGTGTATTCACTTGTATACTCTCTGTCTGTTCTACAATTGTAGGATACATACCATAAGCATAATAATTCTGCCATATATAATTAGGATGACTTGGTTGACCCCATCCTCCCATAACAACCGGTACTGGAACTTGGGTTGTATACATAATTCCACCATATCTATTCATAATGTAATTCTTCGCATCAGTTGAAACTACTTGACAATTAGTAGTTAGATATTTTAAATCATTTATATTACTATATTCTATCCTTGCCAATCTATTATTTGTAGCATCAATGGTTGTAGGATTGAACTGATTATATGTAAATCCTAATATACCCAACAATCCTTCTCTCCAATTATCTTCATCAAAACTATCACCTATGTTCATAGTGATTCCACAATGAGCATCCATTATAGAAAATGGTGTGATAGCTCTGTTCAATGGTTTTAATTTTTGACCATATGTAATATCTACGGTCAACTGATTTGGTTCATTCCCACTGAATGTAGGTTTCACCATATTATTAATTACTTCTACATCTATATCATATGGTCTCATATCTGGACACCAAGACCAGTATTGTAATCTTTTATTTATTTTATAACATTCTTGTCCAGCATCTGCTATAAGGGGATTATCACCACTCGCATTTGTTTCACCAGCATTTACATCTTGTCCAACATTCTCTGCTGTATGTAAATTTAAAAATTGAAAATGATTATTTGTATATGATACTTGGGCATTATTGCTACCAACATATGTTTGGCTCATATAGTCAGCAACATTCCATAATGCTAGACTATCTCCTTTTGATAAATCATAATCTAAGTTTTCATCACCATATGAAAAGAGACCATCGTGTGAAAACTTTTGATATCCAGAATATAATAAACAACAAGCTGTTGAGTAAGCACTGAAATGCCAATCCCATCCTATTAATGTTTCACCACCTAGAATCTGTGTTGCGTCTTGGAAAGAGAATATATATTCCGGTAATCCACCAACTAATTCTGGATGTAAGGTAATATAATATTTACCATCTGCCATCAATGTTTTAGTTGCGAAACCATAAGCCAATTCTTGTACATCTAAACCATTTGTCATTACATCCAAATATACTGAATCAAATTTAAAAAATACTGGCATTGATTTACGTGTAGCACCTTTATCAAACATATCATCATACCCTAAATAATTTTCAATATCACCGGTAACATTATTATATCTATTGATATGTAAGAATCTACAAGTTTCTCGGTTCTTTAATGGGGTATCACTTACACCAAAAAAATCATCATTACCTTCAAAGAGTTCTGGGTATTTATATTGTTCCTTGAAGAGTGCTGACATTTTCTGTAAGAATGGTTCTACTAGTTCATCACTCTCCCATTCCCAACTGGTTACAATTGGCTCAGTTGTATTATCTGGTGCTCCTACAATTGTATTTTGAATAAACAAATTTGTTTCATTCCAAGTATTAATTTTGCGTCCTTCAATAAATAATTCTGGTCTCTTACATCCTATATATTCATAACAAGCTAGATAATTAACACCATTAATAGCTTCATCACCACCGGGGGCAACGTCATCAAAATCATTAAAGTTCTCTTCTTTATGTCCACCATTCCAAGCACAATTGAAAGCCTTGTATGTAGCAGTATCTGTTGTTTTACTGAACTGATGATAATGCGGTGATATACCTTCATCATCTCTTGCCACATCGGTTGGTGGTTGTGCCTCTTGTAATTGTTCTGTTAATTGTCTAGCAATATATTCTGGTGAGTTAAAACCTTTATCAACCTTTAATTCTAATAATTCAGTATATATATGATAATCACCTATATGTTCATATTTAGGTATTTGGTTATACATTGAAAGATAATTAACACCATCATATGTCATTGGATAAAATATCGTTTTGTCTCTTGCTAATATTGTGAATCTAGAACCATCTGTGGCTAATTTATAATATCCTTGTGTTCCATTATAATTGGTGCTATCGTGTCCATCAAAAAATAATATATAATCATCAAGACATATTGATAATACATCCTTTGATGCTACTGGTAATGGTGCTATATATGAAGTTGTCCCAGCTGGATAATGAACCTTACCGGTTGCTATGGTATCCGGTTCATCCCATATCTCACCAGACTTATTTGCTATTGTAGATATTGGTTTATTTGGGTCACTGTGTGGGAACTGTTGTTGGACTTCACAATTGAATCTTCTTGGTAATAATTCATAACCCTCACCATTTAGATTCTTGTAATAATTTATTTCAATATTTACTTCATCATCTCGCAAGATTTTTTCCACAGGTTGTAATTCTATTTCCTCAAAAACAAAATTTGTCATACCTTGTTGTTTGTCAAAAGGAATAGACCCAATCTGTGTCTTTACTGATTTATGAAATGTTTTTTTAATTACATTATCTCTTTCATCTTTTAAATTTACACCCTTGACTTCAATCGCTTGGGGTAATCCGCATCCTTTTTCATTTATCATAGCATACTCCACATTAACCTTATCACCTCTTTTTAATTCAACACCACGTCCCATCTTGTTAGTATATAATGCCGGTGTAGTTTGGTTACCACCTCTATATTGCGTGGAGGCAATATTATTACATTCAAGAACTTGTATATCTTCGTATTCCATATTATTTATATTATATTTAATATTTTAATATTATCTCATTTAAAGTAAAATGATACCTTCACATCATAGATTGTTACAGACAATTGGAGATGATAAAATCAAGACAAATTTGGCTGTATCTAATAATTCATTATTAAAAGAGGTTGATGAAAAATTGGATAATATGGTTACAGAAATGAAGGATTTAAAAAATGATATCAAAGATATACTAGAACTTGTAAAGAAAAAAGAGGAAAGAGATATGAATAAATGGTTAACTTGGGCAACCTATTAATGGCACAAACCTTTTTTCTCATTAATCAAATTTGGCATATTATATAAATGGTTTTTGCCAATTTAGATTTTTCCCTTTTTGATTTTTTTCTCAATTATTTTTTTATATAATATAAGTTATAAAAATGAGTGGTGGATTCTTTCAAAGCGATGGCAAAATTAATGTTGGACAAAGTGATGTGCGTATCTCTGCGGAAAATGGATTAGATTTCTCACAAGACCAAACGGTTGGTATCTACATTCCTCCATCTGTAAAATATTTTTCTGGTAAGGATTGTTATCTCCAATTCG